ATTCCTTGAGAGATTTCCTGTCACATTCGAGCAATCATATCCACATCCAAAGGTAGAGGAGAGATTACTCACACTTCACGCAGAGAGTGTTGGTGTTAAAGATTTATCCTTTGTCAAGAAACTTGTAGACTGGGCAGACATCATTCGTAAAACATTCTATGATGGTGGTGTAGAAGATATCATCAGCACACGTAGATTAGTACATATCATTCGTGCTTACAGCATCTTTAATGATAAGGCAAAATCATTACAAGTGTGTATCAATCGTTTCGATGATGAAACTAAGCAAGCATTCATGGAGTTATATGATAAGGTCGATGCAGATTTCCAGATGCCTGTTGACCAAGAGTCATAAATGTGATATACTAGGGGGAGAGAAATTCCCCCTATGATTAATGCATGGAGTTTAGCTTGGGAGGCACTAAACGGAACTATGGATGAAACCTATCCAATTAGAGAAGATGTCCCAGAACCTTTATGGGGCAAACCAATACCGATAGACGATAAAACAGGGTTGTGGAAAGAACCACAACCCTATCCCTATGAGAATGATGGTCTTGATTATGAAGTAGATCTATCTACAATTGATGATCAATACGCACATCACTTTGCACCAATAGAAAAAGAAATGGCACACTATTTTAAGTATCATGAAGAAGAGATACTAAAAGACATTGAAGAATACGTATCAGGAACTTACAAAGGTCATTACACAGGTAACTCACATGAGTATCGTAATGTGCAGACTCTTGATTTGATGGCTTCCAAAGATCTTGCATCAGGTTTCTGTCAGGCAAACATACTAAAATATGGAAGTAGGTATGGAAATAAAGACGGAAAGAATAAGAAAGACTTGATGAAAGTCATACATTATGCTATGCTATTAGCACACTTTGATGGACACTATGGCGAACCATCAATGCCCTCTGGTAACTTTGAACAAATGCCATGAAATTACGTCCGACAACAACTACAACTATGAACTTAAGTGATAACACACTCGGTATTCTAAAGAACTTTGCAGGTATCAATAATTCTATTCTTGTAAAGGAAGGCAATCAACTTCGCACTATCTCAGTAATGAAAAACATTCTTGCTGAAGCACAGATACCAGAAGATTTTCCTCGTCAGTTTGGAATCTATGATTTGAATCAGTTTCTAAATGGTTTGAGTTTACACTCAGATCCTAACTTAGATTTTACTGAAGAATCATATCTTACTATTAGTGAGGGTAGAAGAAAAGTTAAGTATTTCTTTGCTGATCCACAGGTTATTATTGCACCACCAGAAAAAGAAATTACTCTTCCTACAGAAGATGTTTGTTTCCAGTTAGAGAGTGTTACTTTAGAAAAACTACTTAAAGCAGCAGCAGTTTATCAGTTACCCGATCTATCTGCAGTTAGTGAAAATGGATCAATTAAACTCATTGTGCATGATAAAAAGAATGATACATCTAACGAATTTGCTATCATAGTTGGAGAAACAGATGCAATATTTTCATTCAACTTTAAGATTGAAAATATTAAAATCATACCTGGTGCATACGATGTTGTTATATCATCTAAGTTACTTTCTAGATTCGTTAATAATAAATTGAATCTTACTTACTACATAGCGTTAGAACCAGATTCAACATTTGAGTAATGTATCATAATAATTTCTTTACTGATGAACAATGGGAGTGTATAAGGGTATGTGTAGAAAATGCACCTATACCATATGATATTACAAAAAAGAAAATACCTGCATCAATATTAGAAAAAATAGGACATTCTAAAAAGAAAAAACAAGAGGGTTTACCTATTGTTAAATACGATTTATCACCATATGGAATTATAGACAATGAATAATGTTGGATTAGAAGTTGTCTTTTGGACAATATTAGCACTTTATCTTTTAACAAAGTTAGGAGTGTTTAAAAAATGATTTTACCAGGTTCTACTGTAAAGGTTACTGATGAAAATTCAATATATCGAGGGTATGTTGGATGTGTTCAAAGAATACAAGGTAATAAAGCAGCAGTTCTCATGGATTCTCATACTCCTTGGGATAAGATGATTACGTTTAGACTTTCTTCACTTAATGAAGTGACAGAGGGTTTCCAATATTACCCTAAAAAGAAAAAATGAAACAAGGATTAATAGCAATCATTTTTATTGTATTCTTACATTTAATAGGTATGTCTATATCAGAATTTAACACAAACTCGAATGAAAGTGAAATTTTATGGAGAGATGAATGAAACTCACACAAGAACTAATTGATAAAATTCAAGAGGCAATGTTACATACCAACTTGAAAGGTGAAATAAACTGGAAAGATGGTGATGATATTGAAGTGCAAATTGCAGGAACTTTTGCAAAGGACAAATTTATTGTTCTTAAAAATGCATCTAAGAATCCTTGGGAGCCTGCACAACCACATCCTAGATTTGATTATGAAAAGAAAGAGTGGAAGAAAGATGAAGGAGTTTGATTATGGACTCGATTATAAGACAATCGACTTTACAGTTAAAGAAAACCGCAAACTTTATCGCATTGGAAGGGGGGAACAAGGAGTGCTATTGGTACGCCCTTATACTAACCTTATATGTGCTCATTGGAGATTTGTAAATGAAGATGTCGCTCGCAAATCTGCTTCTAAAATATACTCCATGTTTTGTGACTATAAGAAGCAACAAGACTTCATTGGAATGGATATGGCAAGGAAGTTTCTTGAAATGGGATTTACACGCTCCCGTCGGTATGCAAATCATCCTAGTGGGAAGAAATACGCTAGAGATGGTTCCATATCACCGCAGTCGCCAACCGCATTACACTGTGAAAAGTCGCGTTCTGCAACTGTTTTCAAAAAAATGAGGGACAGAGCAGCATACGATGAAACTTATCAAAAACTACGCAAACAATGGAGATCTGAAGAATGATTTTACCAGGCACAACCGTTACAATTGATAGTCCAAACTCAATATATAATGGGTATGTTGGATTCGTTCAACGATGCACAAAGAAAACAGCATCAGTTCTGTTTGATAACTATTCTCCTTGGGAGAAACTTGTCACTTTTAGAATATCTGAATTAAGAGAAGGTGGCAATATCCCTAAATCAAAAAACTATTAATTATGATTTTTTTATCCTGTCCTCCAGTATATACATTACCTGGCACATGGACTAAGTGCAATGCACTAATACCACATTATAATGCTGATCCAGATGCAACATTCGGTATTTCTATATTAGTAATCTTAGTTTTACTATCTGGGTTTGGAATATACAGAGCATTCTTTAATAACAAAGGTTTAACAGACCAATGGGAAGAACATGATGACTAACCATGCACTTGAAATCATCTTCTGGACAGTGCTAACATTATATGTTATGACTAAAATAGGTGTATTTAAAAAATGAATCTTTGGCAAAATTATAAGAAGGTATTGTTCAATACTTTTGACTTGGAACCTGATGCTACTAGCATGGAATGGGAAGGAAAACGTAACACAAGTCTAAAAGCAATAGAGTATCGTCATAAATATTTTTTGAAAGCACGTGAGGTAGAAATTTACAATGAAAAGTCTAGCATTTACAACAACATCCTCTATCCTAAGACTGGCTGTAATCTGCCCTGTTTTGGCATGGATCTTATGGGATTTGCTGAATATAAGGTAATCATAGTATTTGATTTTCAGCACCCTACAGAGAACTACATGTTCTCACATCCAGATTTACCAGTAGCAACAGAGGATTATAGATTCTTTGAGAAAGGTAATCACTTCTCAGAGAATATCTTTGTGCGTAAATGTAAAATGGATGAGGTAGATCAATACGTAGGAGAGTTTGCACAATATCTTGATGCATATAGAAGGATGGTAGAAGCAGTAGAACCTGATGGTGAAGATACCTCAGTATATGCTGACTTTGACACATATATGACAAGATTGGATCCTGTCGGTGGATACCTCAAGGGTATCTTCGGAGAGGAGAGAGCAGAACAGCTTGTCAAATCATTTCTTTTCTGCTATAATAAATAGTAATGCTGCATTGCAGTAATATTCAAATACAAAAATACGAGGAATACACATGTCATTTAGTGCATTAAAGAAGTCTAACTTTCAAGACTTACTTTCTAAAGCAGAAAATCTCAATAAGTCAGAGACCAAAGCAGGTCCTGATGAGCGTCTCTGGAAACCAGAGGTGGACAAAGCAGGAAATGGTTACGCTGTAATCAGATTTCTTCCTGCACCCGATGGTGAAGACCTACCATGGGCACAAGTTTGGAGTCACGCATTCCAAGGTGCAGGCGGTTGGTATATTGAGAATTCACTCACTACATTGGGACAAAAAGACCCTGTTGGTGAATTGAATCGCACCCTTTGGAATTCTGGTCTTGACCAAGACAAAGAGACTGCTCGTAAACAGAAGAGGAAACTCTCCTACTACAGCAACATCTATGTCATTAAAGACCAACTCAACCCAGATAATGAAGGAAAGGTCTTCCTATACAAGTATGGCAAGAAGATTCATGATAAGATTGTGAGTTCTATGCAACCTCAATTCGAGGATGAAGAACCTATCAACCCATTTGATATGTGGAAAGGTGCGGACTTCCGTATCAAGATACAAACCATCGGTGGGTATTGGAATTATGATAAGTCTGACTTCGCACCTGTCTCTCCTCTAGGGGGATTTGATGACGCTAAGTTAGAAGAAATTTGGAAGTCACAACACTCTCTAAAAGAGTTTACTGACCCTGCCAACTTTAAATCATATGAGCAACTAGAAGAGAGACTCAACACTGTGTTGAATAAGTCTGCTCGTGCTACAGTTCGCTCATTTGACGGTGAAGAAACAGAAGCAGTGTACGCAGAAGAAACTGTCACACAACCTTCCACACCTAGTGGATTTGGTGATAAAGTAAAAGAGTTAAGTCAGACTCCTAGTAGTCCTGACCTTGATTACTTTGCATCACTAGCTGAAAACGACTAATGAAAATACTGGTTGCTCTACTCGCATCTCTAACTGTTGCACCCGCAGCAGAGGCACTTACTTGGAAGGAATTCTGGGAGCCATTTGTCGAGTATGGCAACCATTATCATCATGAGGTGCATTATTT